CGTCTGAGCTGCCTTGTTTAACGCTCTCAGATGCACGCTTGCGCCATCCCTCTGGTTGGTAGATCTCTGGCTCAAAGTCTACATACCTGCGGCTGATCTCGTTCCAGGCTAGTCCTACTTGGTGCTTACCAAGCTGCCTAGCTACAAAGATTGGAGCAGCTATGCGGAAGCTGAGGAAACAGTGGGCAAAGGGACTCCAGTGTTGGTGCTCAGCTAGGTATTTAATAAGTGCTTTGTCTTTCCGGTTTAGCTTTTTGCTGGTCTTACCGAAACTTACTCTGGCTGCGTTTACTACGCTAAGGTCAGATCCCATGTGATCTAGCAGGTGAACCTTAGTATAGGTTACGGTATTCATCCTTGTCCTCTCTTGCTTTTGTTTGAATTTTTATCTGGGTGTCTCTTGTTCAATCGCTTAGTGTGTGCCTGTGGGTGTAACCGACTGCGGCGACGCGTAGGCTTCTTAGCTTCAAAAACTTGTGCGTGTTTCTTAGCCATCTTAAAACTCCTCGTATAGTACGTCCATACGGCCCGACTGTTTATCGTACAGTAGCTTCCCGGCCTCGCCAACGTCGCCAGTGTAACGACACTTGAGCACCCGGAGCAAAGTTGTATTGCTCTCTACCGGGTCGTCCGAGCGCATGTTACGTTCCATCGCTATTACGGTGTCACTGATCTGAGCAATACCATGAGAGCCTCGGAGATGTCCAAGGTTAATTTCTTCACCAGACTCATGGCTCTTGTCTGAATGAGTACGGCGCAGGTGTGTGACCAAGTGTATGGTACAGCCCGTCTCCTCTGTAAGCTGTCGCAGGAGCGTCATGGTCCGGTCTATGGCCTTGCGTTCGTCTGATACATCTAGACCACTGACCAGGATGCTCAGGTGGTCGATGAAGATGATCTTACAGCCTAGACCTACCACCATATATCGTACCCTGCTCAGCAGGTCGTCCATATCCATAGAGCCAAAGTGGTCGTACAAGTAAACACGGCCTGAACCTAGAGTAGCGTCAAAGTATTTCCGTATTTGTTCTTTGGAATACTTGCTGAATACTTCGTTCAAATGCAGACGGTCACTAGCCTCCACGGCCAAGATGCCTCGCTTGGTACGGTCTACGCTCTCTTCCAGCGCAATGATGCCAATGTTGATCTTGGTTTGCTTCAGGTAGAAGTGCTGTAGCTCTCGCAGGATAGACGATTTACCTACGCCTGTACCAGCTGCCCAGGTTACGATCTCTCTGGCGCGTACGCCAAGAGTCCTGTCGTGCAAATCTTGCCACGGAAAGGGGTAGCTCTTTAGGTTCTGGTCGGCCCAGAGACTCTCAAATGCATCAGCACCATTGACGATGCCACTCGGTGTGTAGATCTGTGCGCTCTTTACGTGCGCCATGAACTCTAACTGAGCGTCGTTGGCTAAGTATTCGCAAGCGTCCTTCCGCTCAAGCTTAACCATGTACGCTTTACCAGGTTTCAGCAATCGAGCTGAGTTCTCTGCCGCTGACTGCCCCGGTATGTCGTTGTCGAAGATGATATAGACGCGCTCGAAGCTCTCCAACAGCTCAAGATTGTTCCGTACGTCTCGCTCTGCCCCCGCTGCTCCGCTCTTGATAGAGAAGACAGGCACAAGTGATTTAGTTGTACCGTCGTTGACAGAGGTGGCACCAGCGGGGATACGATTGATCATTTGGAACGTAGCCAAAGCATCGGACTCGCCTTCGGTCAGTACTGCTACGCTGGACTTGTTCTTACTGGCCTTTAGGATTGTATGAGCACCGAATAGGTCACAGTCCCTGAAAGAACCATTGGTGATAAATGTTTTGTCTGGGTTACGGGTCTTGCTGGCGACTTGTTCTGAGCCGGTGTAGTACGGAAAAGTTATAGTCTCACCCGGTGCGCGGGGTGGGGTGGTCTGACCGACAACGACGCCGTAGAAATCTTGTACAACCGTGGCTATGCCGCGATCAGACCAGTTGCTTAATTTGCTCGGTGCCAGATAAACGTCTGGCTCTGGTCTGGGTTGTCCGTCATGTTCGGAGCGGTACTTCTGACAGCTAAAGCAGTACGTGTGACCATCGTCGTATACGCTCAAGGCATCAGAGCTACCGCAATCCTCACAAGGTTGATGTGTTAGAACCGAAAGGCTCTCGGCCACTAGTCTTCCTCCACTGCTTTCTTGGCTTCGTCCGGTGTCATGTACCAGCTAGACAAAAGCGTGAAGATAGCCTTTTGGACCTCTTGTAGTCCGTCGATGCCCGTTTGTTTGTAGTCAGAGATCAGAGTGTTCACGGTGATCTCGTCTATCTGAGAGTCGTTTAAGCTAATTTTGTATTCAATTTTCATTAGACAATTCCTTCTGTAAGTAATTAAGGTACCACTGTGCCTTTTGTAGATCCTGTGCAGGTTTACCTTTGTACCTGTATCGGTGCAAGTATTTTTTAACATTGCCCTCCAAGTAACCGCAAAATGCCTCGTGGGACAGGTTGTCCTTTAGGTAGTCGATACACTCTATGCTGCCAGAGCGGTAATGAGCTGGTAAGTTTACAGGATCTTCAGACTCTTCGCGCACAGCATTGGCCCACCATTGTAAATTAGTCATCTTCAAAGACCCAATCTTGGTACAATTTTGAGTACAGTACTGGAGCATCGTCTGAAGTCCATTGGTCTATGTTCCCTTCGCTAAGTGCGTCCTTTACGTGCCACTGACAGACGGCACATATGTCTGAGAAATCAGTCTTGGTCAATTTTGCATCACAGATGGCACAGCGCATGTCACTGTTTCCATTCTGAGTACAGGTATTTAAACAAAGGGTCACTGTCTGGCAAGTTGGTAAGACAAGACTCAGCAAAGGCCCCGGCCAATTGAGAGAACGTCTCTGGATCAGTGTACCAACTAATCACGTCCAAAAAAGACGCAATAAGCTGCACCCTGTGTTCCCCATGGGTCTCCTCTGTTACAAATTGTAAATCTTCAAGGAGCTTGTCGATAACCAGGCTATCACCTTGGTCATCCTCTAAGTCTAAGATTACTCGCATACTTGGTCCAATGTAGTTCATAGAGTTTTTATTAAGTCTACAGAAAGTAGACACTATGAAACACCACTGTATACAATATTGATATAGGGTAACAGAAAGAACAGTTTTGTGCAATAGTGTACAATTGTGCTGCGACAATTTTAATCAACCTCTAATGGTGTCTCCACGCTCTTGGGCCTGTGTGTTTTAGAAAGTTAACCATATCTGTGTCTCCCGTTTACAGCGTTTGCTAGTGATTTCAGTGTCTGGCCTTTGTAGCCGGCGTAGTAGTGCACTGGTGGTAGCAAGTGTGGACTATGGATCGTAATGGTCCAAGTTGTGCCCTCTGCGTCTTTGTCTATGCTTAGCGTCTGGCCACGTGCATAGACTTGGGTGGCTAGGGTTTCGATAGAGTCAGTTATTGGTTTTGGTTTTACTCGTACTGTTCTAGTAGTCATTTTATGTTCTCCTCTATTGAGTCAGCCATGGCGATTTACTCTACCGGTGCGCGTGTGTCCCGCATAGCTTAGCGTGAACAATGCGGTGTTGTCTTCTATGCGGTAGGTTAGCTTGCGCTTGGCTCGCTGGTTTTGCTCCACAAGCTCATTCATAAATTGAGCCAGTGTTGTTCCAACCGGGACACTGGTGGCGTTACCTTCCACGCGGCTATTACGTTTAAACGACACGCGGTAGGTTATATGCGGTGCTCGGTGTCTGTTACCGCGCTTAGTTACTATTCCGACAAATTCTCTGGTGGTCATCTGTCGTACCATGCTAAAAAGCCTATACAAACGGCAAATATGATGCCGCATAGTAAAATAAGTTCAAATGTGCTCATCTAAGATATCTCCCCAGTGTCTGTACATTGCGTCTGCAATCTTGCCAGCAGCATTGCGGTGCAAGATTGTGTAGACGTCAGGGTAACGTCTTGAGCCGGTGGATTCAGTCACTAGGCCTAGGTTTGTGTCTTCTAGCCATAGCTCAGCCAGCACAGACGGGCAATCGATCTCTTGATAGGCATACTCCAAGAACTGCCTCTGGATTTCCATTTCTGGAAGGTTGTTAGCGCCTATGATCTCCAGATGGTTTTCTACATAGACCTTAGCGTCTGTGATCAAGTCGTCAATCAGCATTGTTTTTACCTATTTGAGAGATAGCATTGACGATATGCCAAGAGGCCGAGATTAATTTCTGATAATCTGACATGAACATGTCCCCGTCGTTTTCTTGCATAGATTGCACAGGCAAAACTACAAGATCTCTGAGCTCCTTGATGAACTCCTCGCCTGTCACATATATAGATTCTCCAGTGTCTGGATTATGTCTCCAGTAAAATTTAGTTTCAGACATTGTTTTTCCCTTTCTTAGATTTAACGTGCAACCATATCGCCAAAAGTCCCGCCATACAAGCGCCAAGGCACCAGCTAGCAAACAGCATTGCGACAATTGAGAGCCATATAAATGTATCGCTTTCTATCATTTTAACTTGTCCACCTGAATGGTTACACTGTGCCCGGTACTAGGCTCGCTTGTCCAGCCTTCTAGGCCGACTAGTTCGGCTTGGTTACAAGCGTTGAATATTTCTTGATGATAGAGATAGTCATCGTCAACATCTTCTCCATCTTCAAAACGCAGCCAAGCTTCAGCCCAGCGTTTGTTG